CAGTCCGAAGCTGCTCCCAACTTACACCTCTCAGGTGCCATAATCCTGTTTTACTCTTTTCTGTTATCCTTACCATGTTTCTCACTCCATTCTCTTAAGTATTCCATCTGTTCTTCGTCCTCTTTCGGATCCTTCGGACGCTCTGGCCGGTTCAGTAACCAGGCAAACAGGCCAACCAACGCACCGCAGAACACAACAATTCCAATCACTGCTATCTTCTCGCCCTTTCCAATAATTCAATTCTTGTTTCGTCCCAGTCATCCAGAAGATACTGGGGAAAATCCAGCTTTTTATGCCGTTCAAGTTCCCGATCAGCCCGTAGAAGACCGTTCTCTTCCACGATTCTGCGAATGACGGCGTGCCCGACTCCGAACTTTTCCCGCACCGCCTTCTGCGTCATCCCCGCTTTCAGCAGTGCCAGGATCTGCCTTTCTACCTTTTCCGGCGTTTTCTGCATCTTCTCTTCCTTCCCACCGCAGGCACTGGCGGCACCGTGTTTTGGTGCTCACCAGCGTGCCACGGATCATATTTGCCCGCGGGCAGCCGGTGCCTACATACACCGCTGTTCTGCCCACGCTGAGCACATGTTTACAGGTTTCATACTTCTCCATGCTACGCATCCTCCCTGGTTCCGATCTGCATCTGCTTTCTCTGGATATCGCCGATCAGGTTTTTCAATGCTTCCGGCGTCTGTGCTTCCTGCCGTCTCCGCTCCGCCAGCTGCTCGTAGATCATGCGGAAGTTTGCGCGGTCCGCGGAGATGTTCTCCGACATACAGATCTGCTTGAAGTCGAGCCGTTCCACGCACTGCCTTGTGATCGGATCGAAGCTCTCCATTGCGTCCTCAGCTCTGTATAAGCCGTATTTTCGAATTGCTTTCAACACCTGCTCCCATCCTTCACCCCAGTCGAGAACTTCGCCGGAAGCGACCCCTGCGGCCGTCTCACGGATATCTGCGATGGATGGAGACCACTTATTTGTGGCAACCCACTGATTCAGCGCCGCCTCTGCCGTGCGGTATGGGATATCCTGGAGCTGCTGGTACCACAGTTCCATCGCCTGGGTATTCGGGAGCAGGTTCTCCCGGGGATAATAGGTCTTCAGCGCCATTGTGAACAGGGAAAATTCCTGCTTATTCATCCTTATCACCATCTTCTTGGGCGGCCCATTCGGTCGCCATATTGTAAAAATCATCTAACTGCTTCGCTGTATTGTTTCCTGAAGGCTGCTTGACTGTATGCTTGTTCCACGGTCCGTCATCATAGTTTCCGTCGATTACCTTAGCCATATTGGCATCCTTGATCATCCAGTCGAAGTTGGCTGACCAGTTCCGGTTGTTTGCACCTTTCAGGAACGAGGATGCCTCCGCCTTTTCAAACAGTCTCCGGAAGTCATCCATGCTGTACATCTTCAGTCGTGCCCGGATTGCACGCTTTCGAGCTTCAGACAAAGAAATAACTTTGGGATAAGAAACACAGATGGAGTGATAGAGGGCGACAACCTGCTCGCAGGTTACTTTCTCTTTACTCTCTTTATTCTTATCTTTATCTTCTTCTTTCTCTTTATCTTTATCTAGGCTGTTAACGTTGGGTTCATGTAAATGTTTATGTAAATGTTTACGTGAATCTTCACATGAACTTTCCTCTGTATTTTCTTCCTGCTCCCCAGTCAGCAGAAGCTTCTGTTTTTTGCGGTAGTCCCGCTGATACTCTCTCTGGTACTTCTTCCGTGCCTCCAGCTGCTCCAGATTCTGATGCTTTCCCCAGTTCGGGATGGTAATCACACCGTCCAGAATCTCAATCATGCCAAACTGCTCGAAGGTCTTAAGTGCCAGCTGCACCGTAGACTCCTTCCGCCGAAAGATGGTTGCCAGCATTTTGTCCGTGTAGGCGATCTTATCGCTCAGCAGAAACACACCACTGTTATTCATCTTCCCGGCAAGGCACAGGAGCTTAAACCAGATCACAATAATTGAGTCCGCCTCCGGCAGGCTCTCGATCAGCAGAATCTTCTCATCATCGAAGATATCCGTCGTGATCTTAATCCACTTGATATCCGCCATGTTGCTCTCCTTCCTAAATCTCCCTGATTCGTATTCCATACACGGAAAGCATCAGCTTCCGTTTGATGATATAATCTTTTGTCCGGAATCCCTTGGTGTCTTCCACGATCGTAAGGGTATCCCCATCCGGCAGAATCGTTTTATATACAAAATCCGCTATGTAGGCACATTCCCGCTCAACGCATCTTCCGCGCCCTTTCTTGGTTGTGCTTTCCGGATGCTCGTACTGCGCCGGAATCAGCACAAATTTAGCCTGCCGCCAGATATCCTTTATTTTTCCTGCTTTTTCGAGGAGCAGAAGCTCCTGGTACCGCGCCGCCTCCCGTTTGGAGTCGAACATGATACCATTCACTTCTACTTTTCTACTGCCGTATTTGTTCCCGGCATATCTTTTCCATGTCATTTCGCACCTTCTCCCTAGTTAAATGGCAGTTCTTCGTCGATGCCATCCGGGATGCTCATGAAACCGTCTGGATCAGCCGCCTGCGGTGCTGATCCTCCGCTGTTTCCACTTGCCCCCTTACTCTCTGCAAACTCCTGATCTTCTACAACTACGTCTGTCGTATAGATCTTCTGACCATCCTTATTGGTGTAACTGCCGGTCTGGATCCGGCCAGTGATAATAATCTTCGTGCCGCGATGCAGGTAATACTCCGCAAACTGCGCTGCCTTACCGAACGCAACACACGGAATAAAATCTGCAGTCTGGTCACCCTCTCTCTTGAATCTCCGATCCACCGCCAGACGATACCGCGCAACGGCAGTCTGATTCTCGTTCTGACTGTATCGGACTTCCGGATCCGCGCACAGGCGGCCCATTAAAATTACTTTGTTCATACGCTATCCTTTCTATCTGCCCCGCACAGCCATTTTCCAGCCGCGCGGGTAAGAATTATCGTCTATTATGAAATGACGGTAAACTGCGGCATTCCATCAAGCTCACGCTGTAGATATTCTTTGATTGCCTGCGTTGCATCCATCTTCCATGCACCGCCGTCTGCCTCGAAAATGGCACACATTACGCTGCCATAGCTGTCCTGTTTCATTCGGAACACAAATGCCGATTCCGGCTGTTCCACCTCAAGGAATGTTCTGTACGGCCGCAGGCACACCGGATTCGGTACGATCGCATCGCCCTTGGATGCCAGACCGGTCTTAATGGTTGCTTTCTGCGTTACACCGTCATCCCCATACTCCGAAACGCTTCCTGCCTCTACCGTTCCGGCAAACTTCAGAATCAGCTCGCGGTCATCGCTTGGAATAAACTTCGACTGCAGGTTGATGCAGAACTTCTCATGCTCCACAAAACGGTCAAATTCAAAGCCCGGAACTCTTGCACTCGCCACCACCAGGCTTTCACGGTCACGGTTCGGATCCAGCTGGGAATACAGCTCCACTTCCGTCGGGCTTTTGACTTCCACGATCATCCGCGGCGGCATCTCATCCACTTCTGACTTGATATAGTCCACAAGGCTTGTCAGTGTGTGCATTTCGATGGCATCTGCCTTCGGGTAATATGTATCGATTCGATGCAGTGGCTTGTCGGAATAACAAGCTCCATTGATTACGTGTTCCTCTGCTTTTCCAAGTCCTACGATGTACTGTAATGCTTCTTTAATCATGATCATTTACCTCCCCTGCCTACTTGGCAGCCTTTCTGAAATCAACAACATTTTCGTTCTTTCCGCTTAAAATCTCGCCTGTCTCGGTATCCACGACAGTGCCATCCACAACCTCGGTCTGCTTTTCTGCCTTGGAATCGTTCAGATTCAGGCTCATCTGGCCGCGGATCTGCTTTCCATACTCTTCGGCGTACACCTCGCCGGTGCGCAGATCCTTTCCGATATAGAATTTTGTGCTCATATCCTGCTGTGGTGCCAGTTTCTCGACTACCTGCGCAGACACGGACACATCGTCTCTGTTCTCGTTCTGCGTGAAGCTCAACTTGATTGTGATACCTCTTTTCACTTTGAATGAAGTATTCGGGTCCTGCAGATTTTCGATCACTCTTTCAAACGCATGCTCAAACTTCTCCTGAAGCTGTCCGCCCACCAGATTCTGTAATTCCACTTTATTCATCGTTGGTTTCCTCTCTTTCAGTTATTTCTCGGCAATGCCGCGCTCATATTCATCTGCCCCGGAAGATTTTCTTCCTGCGGTGGTGCAGTTCTCGATGCACTCTGCCGGTTCGGTGTTTTCTGCAGGCGGCGCATAGCTTTGTTGTACTGCTCCACAGTCAGATCAGTAATTTTTCCGACCTTGAACGTATCATTGATCTGCGACTCCTGCACGCCGGTTCTCGCCAGCTCGCCCTGCAGCCGCCGGATCATCTCGCCGTTGATTTTGCTGGTTCGCATATCAGCCGCCGGTGGGGTTCCTGTCTGCTGGCTCTGCGGCGGGTTTCCTGCTGGCTGCATGCCACTCACCGACTCCGCATCCGGATCCGCCATATCAGACGTTGGGATGCAGAACACTTGAAAGCATGCGTACTTGTACGCAATCGCCATCGCTTTGTTAGTCGCCTTGTCTCCCGTATCCAATGCTTCTCCTACCAGTGTAGACTCGATGGAGGAACCATCTTCCGCGAAGAATGTGAATTTGATCGTACAGATCACATGATGCATTACCGTTCCTCTTGCCGTCTGAAGCTCATTTACCTCACGACTCAGGATATTCGGCACGATGACCACCTTGTTCTTTGCCAGTGCCGGATGCAAGGCATTGTACACATCATCAATGCTGCGGAACTTAAATCCCTGCTGCTTATTCTCCTTGTCCTTTCCAACCGCACCGACATCCGCAATTACGCCGGCAATCGAGCGGTAGATCATGGGATATTTCTCTGCTTCTGCCATTATGCCTGTCTCCTTTCGAAGTAGATGCCGAGACTATTCAGTGCCATCTCCGCCTGCTCCAATTCCTCCGGTGTAGCAATGACCTTGTACCACATCGTAACTGTCTGCGGCTGTGGGAATGGAAGATCCTCGCTGTCCTCTGAATCATCGAGAGAAAACGGTACTTCCGGCTCTGACGCTGCCATTGCCGCCGCTTTCAGCGTTTCTTCCGCCTTTTTCCGTTCTTCCTCTCTCGCCTTGGCGATTTCTTCGAGCTTTCTGCGTTCCTCTTCCCGCGCTCTCTCGATTTCGGCCTGCAGGCGCTGCTCCTCTTCCTGCTGACGGCGGATCCGTTCTGCCTCCAACGCCCGCTTTTTGTTATCCTCGTATGTATTGATCCGAGTAAGAGCGGCACCGAGCTCCCGGCTCTTCTGATAGATCTGCAGCGCATCGTCCACAACATCTGACTGCGTGTTTCGGATAATGGCAACCTCA